TTCAGGCCGTCCCGTTCGTCCTTGAGCGCCTTCACGTCCTCCGAGAGTGCCTCTACGAGACAGTCCTGGACCTCGATACGGCGACGCAGGGCAAATATGTACTCCCGCATAGCCAGATCCTCCACCGGCTGTGGCGGGTCCTCTGTGCTGTTTATGGCCGGTCGGAGCATTAACGGACCCTCCCCCGCAGCTTGTCCGCCACGAGCTTGGCGTAGCCGGCGATATCGTCCCAGTTGTCGATCTTGTCGGGGTTGCCGTTGACGATGCGTGACATTTTGGTCGCGATCATCTCGAGGGCTTCCCACTGTTCGTCCGCGAACAGGCTTCCCATTTCGTCGGCGTGGTCGGCCATGGTGCGCTTGAGGGCTTGGGCGAGCCGGGCGTTATCGGCGAACGCGCCGTAGTCCTTGGCCCGTGAGTCGAGGATCGCGTCCACTGTATCGGCCTTCGGTGCGATCGCGTCCATCTCCTTCAGCACCTTGTCCAGAAGCTTCCCGCGTTCGGTGAGGAACTTCACGCCCTCGGCCGTCTTGGTGGGCTTGCCAACCGCCTTGTCCCGCAGCTTGTAGGCGTAGGGGATGGAGATGTTGAAACGTTCGGCGACGCCACGGACCTTCGCACCGGGGTTATCGAGGAACCACTGGTAAGCCTTGGTCGTGAAGTCAGACTTTTTGAATTTCTTGGTACGAGCTTTCATCGAAAGTTTTCCTTTTGTTGGAGCATGTAAGCCATGCAGGAGGGCGGGATCTGTTGTTCGCCTGAATCAAACGCACAGGCGGCTTCGATAGGATCGGTAGACCCTTCGAGGTAGGTAGTGCGTAGATAGCTTTTGTAAATGATCGTGCCTGCGATACTGAACGCCAGGCCGACAAGTAACACAATCAACGCTATAAACGCGTAACTATCAGTCTTATCTGTATCCATCGAGTTCTCCTTTCTATGCTTTCTAACAGTTAAAAGTAGTCTCTTCCGCCTCTCGAACATCTCCAGTTAGGTGGTGGGAGGTGTTTATCGAGAGGCCTGCGTTTATACCGCAGGATCAAAGTTATAACAACAGTGGCCAACAAAAACAATAGTAGCGTTAGGCCGTCCATCAAAATCTCCTTCATTTCTTCTTTCTCTTGGCCGTTATACTCTGCTGTTCCTCCCAGTGCAACACCCGGTGGCAGTTCGAGCAGAGTGGTATGCACTTCTCCTCCGCCTCGCGGATCGCCTCGGCTATGTTTCTCTGCCTCACCGCCAACTTATTGACCGAACGCTTGCCCTCTTTGATTACGTGGTGGAAGTCGATGATCGCTGGATGCGTCTTTCGGCAATGACTACAGCGCTGCTTCGACTTGTACGCGATCCACTCTGTTCTATTTTTATCCCTGGCCTTTCTGGAGTTATTGATAACCTCTCGTCTGTTTGATTCGTACCACTTCCGTGCATACACCTTTTGTTTGGCCTTGCGTACGGCCTCGTCCTTGAACGGCATCGAACCCCCTATAACCGTTTACGCCAGTACACCGCTCGAGCAAAGGAGTAACGGACACCCGGTTCGTAGGTTTTGAAACCACAGGCGATGAGGTTATTGGCGCTTGGTACGTTGTCGGTCGTATCAGATACGGCCCACTTGTAACCGTGGCGCTTGGCCCATGCCAGACGAACGCGGATGAGTTTTCGTTGAACCCCTTTGCCTCGAGCGGCGTGGGTGACCCCGCACCGGCCGAGGTAGACACCTTGTGGCGTCTGCTCCGAGGGGCAGAGGCACGCGAACGCCACCGGCGTGCGCCGATGGTAAGCGAGCCACCAAACCCCCTGATCGGGAAAGTACAAGGTGTCGTGCGGCAAGCAAGCCCGTTGCAGCTCGACGAGTTGTTCCTTGACATCCGGATCTGAAGGGTCGACCTGTGTACAGACGACCTTCATAGGCCGTCAGTGTACAAAGATTGCGTGTTATTTCAACGACACGCCGTAGTATCTTGAGACTGTTTCAATAGCGTTCAAATGATTAGATATCTCGGCGATATCACGATCCTTGTCGGGATCGAAGATAGCGATGCCCTTGCCGGCCTTGCGGCTTTTAAGGTCCTTGGTCAGTGATCCGTGGATACTGCGAAGTTCCACTTGCATGATCTGCTCGACGAGCTCGCACGATAGTTCGAGCTTCAGCTCCTGTGTCACCTTGGGCAGGAACCGCTTTGCGGCCTGCTTGCCGAGTGTGCGCTCCAGTACAGCTTTGCGGCTCATTTTTTGATCTCCACGTCTGCTTCGGTTTCGATCCACACTCTCGCCCCGCACGCGAGCGGCTTGTCGGGCGAGTAGACCACCTTCGACGGGCCCTTTACCTCGACCTCGTGTGCGTAGGTGTTGGACTTGTAGTTCTTGACGGTGATGACCGGTTCGTCGGTCCCGTTTTTGACGTTGCGCTTTATGGCGTGTTGGTTCACGTGTATGACGGTCTTCATGTTCCCCTCGCACGGATGGCGTTGGCTACACCGCTCGGGCAGGTATCGCAGCGCGGCTCATAAGATTCTGCGATCAACGCACACGCCTCCCGCTCGGCTGCAACAGCAAGATCAACCTGCTCAACAATCAAATCAGTCTGCCAGTCTGCAATCTCTGGGCATAGTTGTTTGACCCAATCTTGCATGTCGTCGCGGGTCATGACTTTTTCTCCGTCACTTCACACACGCCAATCTCGATAATCTTGTCAAAACAGCACTCCATGCAAAACACTCGCACGGTGCCGGTATCAGCCCGGCTGAATGCGATGGTTCCCACAACTGTTCCGTGCCTAGGGCAGTCGTACTCAGGCTGTTTAATAATTAGCCCTGCTCCTTCTGGGATTGTGAAGTTTCCGTGATTCATGTTCTGTTCTCCCGAATAAGTCTCCAAAGAGCGCAGGCAAGTGTTATGCCGATATAAACGGAGGCAGATACCACTATCGCCGTGCAGACATAAATAACGTATTGCGACGCAATCTCTAGTTGATTAGTCATTGTAGCTCTCCTTTCTTCCATAAGATGTAGTCGTATTGTTTGATCCCCCGGTGCAGGGCAGAGGCCATGTGCATGGGGTTCAGGCCCCACTCCTGGGCGAGGGGTCTGTAGTTGATGCGCTTCTTGTTAGCCCTGGCGTTAGCCCTACGCTCAAGCAGCGTCTTGTACTGCTCAAGGGTGATGCTGGGGTTGTAACGAGAGGGGCGTGTGTAGACTTTCTTCATAACTGCTTGTCGTGTATGTAGCGTTGAACGCCTTCGATGTAGCCACGGTAAAAGGCCATCCGAACTTCCTGCATCTCAAGCTCCGTGGACCGTCGTCCATAAGCCTTCTGCCCTCGTGCCCAATCCTGCACGTACACGTCCGCCACAGAGGACGCTTTCTCGTATAGCCAGTTACCGAGTGACGTGGTGGTTTCGTTCATTTGTTTCTCGGAGGTAAGTGTTTCCATCCTTTTGGGGTTTGTACAAAGCCAATCGAGACCATGGCCTCGACGGTGCGGCATTCCCCGCCTAGACGCTTGTGCGTTCGGAAGCTCTCGGGTGTGACAAACACCTGTTTACATTCCGTGCACCGGCGGACTTTGGAGACGACGCTCATTGGTTACGAGTCTCAAGCATGATATCAGCCAGGCGGTACGCCTTCTGCGCGGCCGAGTACACAGACTCGATATCGTCGCGGGTCACGATGCCGGTCAAGGCATGTGCTGCAAAGTAATCCCGTAGCGTGAGGCCCCCCTCGATCTTCGCTTCGCCCTTATCGTCAACTACACGTTCCGGAAAGATATTCATTCGCCTACTAACTCCTCAATGATGTCATCCTCAATCAACATGCGCTGTGACTCGCTCAATACCTTGAGTATGTTCACGCGCGCAACCTTGCCGTCAGGCTTTTCGAGCGACACGTACGCGGACGTTAGCTCGATCATGGGTGGCAGGACGTAATCCTCCACCTGGATCGGATCCAAGACGTCATACGTTATATCGACGTCGAGGCTTATCTGGGTCTGGTGTTTCATCTTTCTTCCTGTTGGCCTCGATGCGTGCGAGCAGCTCGGCCTCTTTGTATGTCTTGTCAAAGAGCTCGTCGATGTGCTCTCGGATGATCGTGGCCATGCTCTTTTTGTAGAACTTAGCGATCTCTTTGAGCTTCTGGTGCGTCTCGAGCGGCACCATCACACTGTGGAACTTCGCGCCTTTGCGACGATCGGGCGAATAGCGGCCCGGATAGCGGTACTTACGCTTTCGCCTGTAACGAAACACATACTCCTTCAACTCACGAAGTTTCTGTTTGCCCTCTTCGTCCTCGCGAGCAGCGAGCCGCGCCATACCGAGGCGCGGAAACTTTCTGTTGAAGTCGTCGTAGTACATCTTTGTCCACTGACGACCTTTTGCCAAAGGCTTCTTCATCCCGTTCTCCTTTCTTGGGCCAAATGTAGCGCAGCAGCTATGCCAGTGCAACTACCCTTTGGCTTCGCCCCACGACGGGCCGATCTCGGTATCCACTTTTGAGGGGACTTCGAGCTGCACGGCGTTGCGCATGATCTCGGCGGCGGCCAAGGCTTCTTCCTTGTTGTTCACGCTCACGGCCACTTCGTCGTGTACCTGGAGCAGCAAGCGGAAGCCGGCTTTGTTGAGCGCGACCATCGCGGCTTTGGTCTGATCGGCAGCGGAGCCTTGGATCAATCGGTTCAAGCCCTTGTACGTCATCGCACGCTTGATCCGTGGTCCGTATTCCACGATCGCTTGCTCGCGAGGGAGTGCCTTGTTGATGCCGTACTCCACCGGTTCCCAAAGCGGGAAGCGGCATTTACGGCCCAGGAGCGTACGGATCGAGCCACCCGAGGCGGGGTGGTCGATTCGCTTCATGACGGAGTTCACCGTGCCCTTGAGGAAGGGGACTTTGAGGTGGAACGTATTGATGAGCTCCGCCGCTTCATCGAGCGGGAGGTCCAAGGAATTGGCGAGCTTCTGCTTGCCCATTCCATACATCAATCCGAGGCCAATCGTCTTGGCGGCTTTGCGTTTGATCCCCGCCATATCTGCCACCATTTGGTGGAAGTCGGTGTTGGGGTCGTTTCGATATGCCTCTGCCATGCGCTCTGCGCCTGGGAGATCGAGTAGGGTTGCGTAATGGACGAGAAGCCGAGGCTCCTGTGAGCTGAAGTCATTCGCTGCCCAGAGCTGTCCTTCTTCAGGCAGGAAAAGCGAGCGTACCAGGGGGCCGATGATTTCATGGCGAGCAGGGACCTGTTGCAGGTTGGGGTTGTTCATCGAGAGGCGGCCCGTGACTGTACCACCGTCTTCTGAGCGCATCTGGTTCACGTGCGGGTGGATGCGTCCGTCGGCCGCGCTATGGCGCAGGTAGGGCTCGAGGAAGGTGCCGTGAGTCTTGTTGAACTCACGCGCTTCGATGATGAGCTTGGCGATCTCGTGCGGGTGGCCATCGAGGAAGGTCTTCGTGAAGCTCGGCAAGCCGGTCGTGGTCTTCGGGTAGGGGATCCCGAGTTTGTCGAAGGCCTTGGCGATGCTGGCGGCTGCCCATATGTCAATTTTTTCGCCAGAAATTAACTTGATCTGTTTGATATGTTCGTTTTCTTTACGTTTGAAATCGTCGATCAGCATCTCGCACTTGTTGCGATCGAAGCGGATGCCTTGGAACGTCAGATCAATCAGCACCGGCAATAGCTCGGTTTCGAGCGTGAAGATGGACTCTACTTCGTCCTTCTTGATCAGCGCCTTCAGGTGGTGCCAGAGCTTGAGCGTAAGCGCCGCGTCCTGCTCGGCGTAGTCGCCGACGTACATGGCCGGGAGCTTCCAGAGTTCTTTCTTGGCGTGCACACCGAAGTCGGAGGCCGCGTCCTTAAGGCCCTGCTCGGACTTCACTTCTTTGAGATAGTCGAAGCCAAGGCTATTGAGCGCGTAGCTGAAGCGGTTCTCGTCGATGAGCGGAGCCGCGAGCATGGTGTCGTAGATAGTCCCGTTGACCGTGAACCCTGATGCTCGAAGCCAGCCCAAGTCATAGGCGGCGTTGTGCATGATCTTGTCGCACGGTAACTCGAGAACCTTCTTCATCCAACGGTTCACGATGCGCTCATCGAGGTTGCCCCCGCCCTGGTGGGCAATCGGGTAGTAGCCCTTCCAACCGTCTACGGCGACGGCGTAGCCGACGATGAACCCGTCCTTCCGGGGCCATCCTGGCCCCATCGACTCCATGTTGGGGTCACATGTTTCCAAGTCGATCGCAATCTCCGTTGCGCCGGAAAGGTCTGGGAAAGACGAAGGGGGTACCCATTCAGATGGGCGGTCAAACATGGGAACAGTTCTCATAAACGAAAGCCTTTGTACGAATTCTTAGGTAATACGAAATGCAGCGACTGCTTAGCGCGGGTGATCCCGACGTAGAGCAATCGGTTGATGTCATCGGAGTTCTTGTCGTACTCCTGCGCGAACTTGGTCGAGAGGTCGCCGATCAGCAGGACGTTATCCGCCTCGCCGCCCTTCGCACCGTGGATGGTGGAGAGCTTGATCGGAACCTTGCCCGTGATCCGTGTTCCTCGGCGCAGCAGCGCGATCAGGTAGTTGCGCTTGTCCTCGCCGATCTTGGTCAGCGCTTCGTGCCAAATCGCATCGGTCAGTAGGCCGTGGTCCTTGGTCAGTGATTCGTGTGTGTACATCCGATCCACATCAGCCGTCTTCAAGCCCTTGTGTCCGTGCTTGACGAACTCGGTGCCGAGATACTTGTAGATCAGCTTCACGACCGGGAACGGCACGTCACCGCCTTTGCGTAGTCGCTCCCATCCCATGACGGCGGTCAGCATCGACTCTGGAACGCTCCGTTGTCCGTGACGCTCGAAGAGTAAGCCTTGCGACTTCAGCCACTCGTGCATCTCGGTGAGCATGTAGTTCGTAGCGGCAAGCACGAGCCACTCGCCCTGTGTGATGTCGACGTGGTGAAAGTCGTTGTAATAAGTGATCGCACCGCCTTCGGTGCGTGGCTTCCAGATCTTGGGCTGCCGCTTGCGGATTCGGTTGACCACTTGGTCGGCGAGCGCGTGGATCTTTGACGGTACTCGGTAGGACTGGTCGAGGACTTTGATATCGCCCTCTAACGTCAGGAACGAGTCGACGTCCGCACCGGCCCAGGTGTAGACCGCCTGGTCGTCATCGCCTGCGATGAACGTGCGTTCAGCACGGGCAATGAGTTCCTTGACTATCCGCCACTGTAATTTTGATAAATCCTGAGCCTCGTCAATAATTAATGTTTTTAATGACGGAAATCTATCAGGCTCATCTAAAACTCTCTCCAACAAGTCGGTGAAGTCGAGCAGGCCACGCGAGGCCTTGAAGTGTCGATACGCGCGATCGACGTACTCGAAGTGATGCCACTCGATGGTCATCTGACTTTCGTTGTAGTGCTGCCGCAGGTCCTTGCCCTTGATGCGAGCGATGTTGACCTCGTTCAGGATCGGATGGTCGGCCTTGATGGCAAACTCTTCCTCACCCTTCTCGACGCCAAGCTCGATGCCGGCCTCCTTGGCAAACTCTGCGTAGTGCTCTGGCCCCATCATGTCCTTCGACGTCACGCCGAGGCAGTGATAGGCGAGCGAGTGCAGCGTACGGAACCACGGGAAGTCCCGATCTGGATTCAATGCCGGGAACTTCTGTATGGCACGATCGCGAGCTTCCGTTGCCGCCTTGCGCGTAAACGCGAAGTAGCCGATCTGCATCGGATGCACGTCGGCCTCAAGCTCACGCTCGACGACAGAGAGCAAATAGGTTGTCTTGCCGGCCCCTGGAGGGCCGAACACCTTCTCGACACTCATTCGTCTTTCTCATCGGCCATATCAGTGATGGATTTCATCGTGCATGGCCAGACGATAACCGGCGTGTTCTCGCCGACGTACACGCCTTCGATTCGATAACTGATGTACTCGATCGCCTCTTCTTCGGACATGCCTGATTGGTGCATGAGGATCGTGACGATCACATCCCCGTCGTAGATCAGTGTGTCCACGCGCTTTGCGTTGCCGTCAGCCACGCGCTGCCACACAGTCGAGATGCCAATCAAGGCCGAGTCAAACCCGTCAATCTTCAACATTAGAACGGACTCCCATTTTTCTTTTGTTCCGGTGTCTCGAACGGCGAATCCTGCCGCTCGAATCTGGGGATGCGCCAACAACGTGTCGCACGGTTCTTGAGGAACAGACTAATCGGCTCGCCACCGATCTCGCGGATGCGCTGCGCAATCTTCGGGAGCGTCATGCCCTTGAAGTTGTTGCGGTTCAGGTGCGCCTCGAGATCCTTCATGCGGAAGTACGTGCGACCTTCGTCGTCATTGGTCCACGGGCGACCAAGCAGAAGCTCGTCACGATCGAGCGCCTGCTGCAAGTGCGTGCAGAACTCTTCGAGCAGGTCATTGAAGCGACCGGTGACTGTCGTGTCCTCGCTCGCAACGGTGATCTGCTCCGTCTCGACCATCTCGGTGAGCAGCGCATTCAGCATCTGCTCCCAGTCCGCCTTCTTAATGGCCGGCGGCAATACGTTCAGCTTCTCGACGCAGGACTTCTGGAAAGCCATCTGGTTAAAGAGGCTCTCCGTGTCGAGCTCGATACGCTTACCGTTTACGTCGAGAAACCAAAGCGGCGGCTCGCTCGCATATTTTGAGAGCGCGGATAGCTGCGGTGAATCTGGCCCATGGGCCCCGATCCCGTATTTGCGAGTCCTGCACAGGCCGCTGTTGCAGAAGCTGTTCAGCGGCGCGTCCTTGCACTTGTACCGGTACTCCTTTTTGTTTATCTGCTTTATGAGCATTTGCACTTCGTTGTTTGGCAGCGGAGGGCTTACGTACTTGTAGTTGTATTCCACTAGCACGTTGTCCCACGTCGCTGGGTGCGCCCTCTTCAGATAAAGGCCGATGTTGAACAGCGCGTTGTTTCTTGTCCCCTCGGGGACGCCTTGAGCGCAGATGGCCTGTAGGCATGGTGGTCCGTCCTTTATAGGTGACTCAGGGGCCTTCGGTTCCTCGGGGAACTTCAGGTCTTTGTCCTGCACGAACGTGTCGTACAGCACATAGAACTCCTCCAACGTGGCGGCCTTGCCGTCATCGTTAAAGGCGTAACGCATGGTGTCATCGCCGCCAAAGTACGGCAAGTTGAGGAAGTTACCCGTGTCGCCACGGTCCACCAGAATCTCCGCCTGCTTCGGGAAGATCTCGCGACCGGCCTCACCCAGAAGCGCAGCAGCGCCTTTGAGGTAACGCTGCATCTCGGCAGCGGGGATCGGTTCTTTGACGAACAGGAACACGTGTGCGCCGCCTGACTTGCTGCGGCACACGACAAGGGGCAGCTCAAGGCTGCGAATCTTTTTGATTAGGCCGGCATGATCCAAGGGGTACTGATCAATATCAATACATCCCCAAATGCAGGAGTTATCGGCACGAATGGGAATGATGCCAAGCGACGGCTCGACACCTTCCAGATGCTTGTGCCAAAGATCATCGGTCGGGGGCTTTCGAACGACGACGGCTTTACCGGCTTGCTTGCCATTGCCCTTCTCGCCTTCGATTTTGTAGGTCCCATAGGCGATATCTAAGCCCGTAAATATCGCTTTGAACCGTGTGATGTCGGTCATTTCTGCTTTCTCGAAAGATGGGGCCTACTTGCATAGGGTGGATGGATCGTCGCCTGTAATTGCTTTCGGCCCCAAGACATTAAAACGGTGCAGCGGCAGAAGCAGCGTCACCTTCGCTCTCGTGCTTCCCACGTACTGCACCCGAAGATACAGACAGTGCGAAGGATTTGCACGCGGCGTAAACGTCGTCTCGATCGATTGTACCAATACGCTCAACTTCCCAACCGAACCACTTACCCTTGTCGTTCGACTCAGGCTGCGTAGTCAATCGGTACATTTGGCTGTACATCGGCGGGGTGAACAAACCGTTCTTACCCTGCAACTTCACCGACTGCATCATGCTGTTCCACTTGCGGCTCTTCTTGAGCTGCGTGGACTTCATGACGATCATCGCCGGAGACGGCGTACCGTCTTCGTCAACCACCATCACGTAGTGGTTGGCAGTGTTCTCGATGTAGTTACCGTTGTCGAGGTAGTCCTTGTTCTCGCCCGGTTCGCGATGCGTACGGGAGAGGATGTCGGACGTGGCCGGGTAGATGTGGATCGGCGCACCGGAGCCGCTCCCACGGGGAGCCCACTCGATGTACTGACGCACGTATGCGCACGGAACCACCACAATGCCCTTCTTACCATCGTAGAGCTGACCGGTGACGCTGTTGAAGATCATGCCGGGGAGTGCCCCGTCGACCTCACCAACTTCCGGTGACGTGTTGGTCAGGAGTCGCAGGAACGGCAGGGCGAAGTCGTCCTGGTTCATTCCGGCAAAACTGCTGCTGGCATCCTCTTCGAATGCCGTAGCAATCGCCAACGCGGTGGATGATTCGTTCTTCTCTGCTAAAGCTGTTTTAGCCATGATTCGTGGTCCTTTGTTAAGCTGACTTGATTACGGCCTTTTTACCGATGTACGCGCCGAACAGTTCCGTTGGGAACTCCTCGCCACGTGTCACCCGTTCCTTGACCCAGGCCTTCAGGGTCGAGGGTTCTACTTTCTCGGACTGCTCGGCAGGGAAACCCTGCTGACCAAGCATGCCGAGGAGACGGTTGCACAACTCGTCCTCGCCGCGCCCGAAGCGCACGCTGACGGTGTTTTTGATGATGTCGTCAAAGCCATGATCCCGGAGCCACTGGAAGGCTTCGGCACGTCGGGCTTCGCTAATCGAGGCGCTGTAGAAGGGCTTCACGTCGATCGAGCTGCCATCTTCCATGCGGAAGGATGACATGCCTATCTCGGTGAGGGCTTCCGGGATAGCTTCCTCGGTCAGCTTGCGATACTGCTCTTTCAGTCCCTTGAGCGTCGTTTCCTCGTCCTCGATCTGCTTCTCGAGTGACTTGGCACGACGGGCTAGGGCTGCGATACCGGTGATCTGGTCGTCTTGGACGCGCAGCGCATCGGCTTCTTGCTCAAATAAGCTCGTAAGGCTCATCTAGTTCTCCTTTCTTGAAAAGATCAACCTCTAACGGGATGTAGCGACGTTCGCGTTTGTCCCACTTGAGGCACTTGAATCGACCGTTGTTCTTAAATGCCGCTACCGCACAACAGATACCTATTGCAGACGGATCACCGATCAACAACAAATAATCGTTATCGGTGAACTTGTCCAGTTTGCGTTGAACCCGTCGAACGGTCGGGGCAACGGAAAACGCAATCTGAGCGTTAGGCGGCAAAATCGTCTCAATCTGGCCGTAATCCTGGGCACTTGCAATATTGTGTTGCAAGGTCTCAGAAACGACATAAACCTTGGGCACTGACATTTCTCCTTTCTCAAAAACTGTGATCAGTGTAGACTCGCGTTTCAGGGATTGCAACCCCTGCTAGAAAGCGAGATCAACATGAGCCAATTTTTACAGACTTACCGATTCAAAAACAAGCCGTTTGCGCATCAAGCTGCTTACCTTCAACGCTTTTGGGATCACCAAGTAGCGGCACTGTTCGCCGATATGGGAACGGGCAAGAGCTTCATGCTCATCAATAATATAGCAATGCTTTACGACCAGGGCCGCATCAATGCTGTCCTGATCGTCGCACCAAAGGGCGTGTACCGCAACTGGGTAGACACCGAAATACCCAAGCACATGCCTGAACACGTGGTCTACCGTGTAGCGCTGTGGTCAGCAACGCCACGCAAGGCGGAGCAGCAGGCGCTTGATTCGATGTTCGAGATCACCGAAGACCTGAAGATTCTGGTGATGAACATTGAGGCCTTCTCAACGCCACGCGGCACGAAGTTCGCTCAAAGGTTTTTGTTCGTGCACAACGCGATGATGGCTATCGATGAGTCGACGACCATCAAAACGCCAAATAGCAAACGAAGCAAAAACACTGAAAAAACAGGCAAAATGGCAAAGTATCGCCGCATCATGACAGGCTCTCCGGTGACCAAATCACCGATGGATCTGTACCAGCAATGCGCCTTCCTATCGGATGCCTGCCTCGACTCGCCTTCGTACTATGCGTTCCAAGCGCGCTACGCGGTCGTCGTCGAGCGACGCCTGGCGAGCCACAGCTTCAAACAAATCGTCGGCTACCGAAAGCTCGATGAGCTCAAAGAGAAGCTCGACCGGTTTAGCTTCCGTGTTAAGAAGGAAGAGTGTCTGGACCTTCCAGACAAGTTATACGTGAAGCGTGAGGTCGATCTCACTGACGAGCAGGCTCGTGCCTATGAGCAGATGAAGGTCATGGCATTGGCGCAGTTCGAGCAGGGCATGATGTCCACAGTTAATGCACTGACGCAGTTGATGCGTTTGCATCAGATCACCTGTGGTCACGTGAAGCTCGACAACGGCACGATCATGTCCTTGCCGAACAAGCGAGTCGATGAGCTCTTGTCTATCGTCGAAGAGACCGACGGCAAGATGATTATTTGGGCTACGTACCGCCATGACATCGACGCCATCAAGATCGCCCTACAGAAAGACTACGGCATGGAGAGTGTCGGCACGTACTACGGCGATACCGAGGAAGACGAGCGGCAGCGGGTCGTGGCGGAGTTCCAGAACCCGGAGAGCAAACTACGCTTTTTCGTAGGCAATCCCAGCACTGGTGGCTACGGCCTGACACTGACAGCGGCCAACGTGGTCGTGTACTACAGCAATAGCTTTGACCTTGAGAAGCGGTTGCAGTCAGAGGATCGCGCGCACCGTATCGGCCAGACCAAAAACGTGACGTACATCGACTTGATCGCCGTCAAGACGATCGACGAGAAGATTGTAAAAGCCCTGCGAGACAAGATCGACATCTCGACGCAGGTGCTCGGAGAGGAGGTAAAGAAATGGTTGATCTGATCCCCATCAAGCGTCTGTACCAGTACGAGCGCCTAAAGCGCATCGATAGCCCAGACGGCCGCAAGTACGTCGACGGCAATGAAAACGCACTACCTAGCGTTACGACCGTGCTGTCGGCAACCAAAGACAAGAAGGCCCTTGATGCGTGGGCCGCGAGGGTTGGTGAGGCAGAAGCGAACCGGATCAAAAATGAAGCGGCCACGGTCGGCACCCACATGCACAACGTCATCGAGCGGATGATCGCGTACCGTGATCTGCCGCGCCCGACCAACTGGCTCATGGTCAAAGGCTATGAGATGGGTTATCGGCTCGTGAACGAGTACTTCATGAATCTCGAGGAGATCTGGGGCTCAGAAGTACCGCTGTATTACCCAGCTAAGTACGCCGGGACGACGGATCTTGTAGGGGTATACCGAGGCAACCCTGCGATTGTCGACTTCAAGCAATCGCTGAAGCCGAAGAAGCACGAGTGGATCCAGGATTACTTTCACCAGCTTGCTGCCTATGCGCTCGCGCACGATGTGGTGCATGGCACCACAATCAGACACGGCTATGTCCTGGTCGCTCTCCAATCCGGTGGCACTCAGGAGTTCAGCACCACCGGATCAGAATTTGAGCGATACAAGGAAGAGTGGATGAAGCGCGTCGAGTGTTACCACTCGCCCGAGTGCGAACAGATGGCTAAGTACTTTAGCTAGGCATCGGTTGACCGGCGGCTACGCCGGCTGCACCGATGATCGCGTCGTTCGGGAAGAGCTGCTGCATCATCAGTCTGCTCTGCGTCGGGCCACCCGTTGTCGGAGGCGGACCTCCGGCAGGAGCGCCGCCTTGCGGAGCAGGAGGCTTCTGCATGCCCGGCACGCCACGGGTGGTCGGGGCCGGCGGAACCGGCTTCGGACGCATGGCGTTGTAGACATCTTGAAGCGACCGGAAGTCTCGCGAAGCAGTCGGTCCCCCCGTCACTGCTTTCGCCTCGGGTGGCTCTTCGTAGTTCGCGTAGTTCAAGCCAGCAGCCAACAGATACGCGTGCATCGACTTTGCCAAGCGGAACTTCTCCTGTTCGGAGAGGTTGCGACGCAGCAGCATCGACATGAACGCCGGATCCTGCACGGCCTGTTGCATGGTCTTGCGGACCATCATCATCGGCATCTTGTCAAAGATTTGACGCACGGCCTTCGAACCGGCCGATGCCGCGATCAGCGAGCCAGGGCCGCCACCGGAGGCAGCCGTACCGATCCGCGAACCGACAACGCGCATGGCGAGCTCGCCGACGATATCCGCACCCTGTAAGACGTCCTCCAAGGCGCGTTTATTGGCCATCGCGTCTTCGACCATCATCATCCGGTCGGTCAGAGTGCGGATGTTGTTTAGCTCTTGCGGCGTCATGATGCCCTGCGTACGCAGGATGTCGGCAAGTGCAGGCTGGTCTAGCGCAGACTTCTTGAAGAACGCGTCACGGAACTTTTTCGGATCCAGCGTGTCCTTGCCGCCTGTCGCCTTCGTGAAGGCGTAGTCGTAGATGGACGCCTTCAGTCCACCCATCGCATCCGGACCACCGCGCTGCGCCAAACGCGCAATCTGCGCCATGCTGCGCATCGGAGTGCGGCTACGCAAAGCCGCCGCGATCGCATCCGTCGGGTTCTCAAACGGCAGTATTCGCGAGAACGCCATCTGTTTGCGAACCGTACTATTAAGCGCACTATTCTGTTCGATGACGCTACGAAGCAGGTTCTCGGCTTGCACGGCATTGGTCAGGTCGCCCGTGATGCCCATCTGATCGAGCAGGGTTTTGTTCTCTGCTACGAATTTGTTGAGCTGACGTGTGTTGACGCGAAGCGAGTTGGTCTTCGGATCGGTGAAGAGTGCCTTAGAGGCCATCAGCCGCAATACGCGGTTCTGGGCGTCTTGGATCGACGCCACGCCGGCGGTGGAGACACCTGCGAACTCGCGAAGCATGTCCGCCTCTTTACGAAGCGACTCTGGCATCAGGCCCGGAGCAACCGGACCCGCTTCGGAAGCAGCCTTCGTCAGGCGATCGCGCATGAAGCCAACGGCCCCCTCGATCTCCTTCATGCGAAGGGCGACGAGATCCGAGCCCACGCCAAAGGCGTTGTCGACGAGCGTCTCTGCGGGATAACGTGCTCCGCCTGTGCGCGCCGTGCCGAGCATTTCGTTCGCAAACGTACGCGTGAACGTGTCGTTCAGTGCGTTCGAGAACTCACGTGCCTTGTTGTAAGCCGGATTGTCGAGCTTGTTGAGATCCTGCAACATCGCATCGGCAAGATACGTGTAGAAGCTCGCATCGGAGACTTCGCCGCGCGCCTTGGCCTGACGCGAGAGCGTCAAGAGGTTTGAGCGGTAGTTGATTAGGTCGCCAGGCTTGGTCTTCTCAAGCGCCTTCTTGTCCGGCAGATATCGGTAGTGAACGATGCCGGTCTTGGCAAACTGATCCGTGGAGCGTCCACGTCGATAGAGCTCAATGGCGCTGTTGTTGACACCAAAGCTTTCCATGATCCGTCGCACATCAGGCGGGACCATTGAGTCAACAAGCGCAGGACCAATCTGAGCGACGCGCTCGAGATACGCACGAACGGTGTTCTCTGCTGTGAGCTGCCTCGGCCGTGGCACGAGCTTCTCGGTCGGACCCGGCAGTTCGTTCTGCGAAACGTAGAAGCCGTCCTTGCCTTCCTTACGGCGCAGTTCGTCGAGCACTCGCGCACGGTTAGCAATCTGCTCCGCCGTCATCGTGGCATCAAAGCCCTCTGAGGCCCACGAGTCGAGCACTTCGCGCTCATTGATGAACGGATCCAACGCCGCACGGACATTCATCGTCCATACGCGCTCATCGCCTTGCAGGTCACGTGCGATGGCGTCGTACAACTCCGAATCGCTGATGGCGTTGTAGTTGTCCTTCATCGGGAAGTAGCCGGCGTCAAAGACGCGCTGCTTCACCGCATCGATACTGGCGGTACCGCGCTCACCAAGGACGTTCTGACGAATGTTTTGACGAACAAGGCCCGGAAGCGACTTGTTCGTGATATCGCGAGCAAGGAGCTCACTGTCATTGGCAATACCGCCCGTGTTCTTGATGAACACAGACAGCGGGACCGCCTTCATCTTCGTGAGCCGTGAGACTTTATCCGGGTTCCTGAAGTCGATGTCGTTTGCACGCATGCGCTTCAGTTCAGGCAACAGACCGTTCGCCCAGTTCAAATAAGTACGATTGACCAACGTATCAGACGGCTGCACCTGTAGGCGCACCTGCCCTGCCGGCTTCATCGCTTCGCGATCTGCGAGATTCCAGTAGTAACGCTCGGCTTCGCGAGCGTTCTCAAGCGCCTGCTCTACTTCGTCACGGACGATGCGGCCGATCTCGACACGCGCCTGCGGTGAATCCTTGGTGATCTTTGAGATACGCTCTGCGGCACGTAGGTGCGCACGCTCAAGACGCGAGTTGATGGCGTTCGTGAAGAACTGCTCACGCATCTCCGCCGCAACACGTAAGGCCTCGGGAGACCCGGTGTCTTGCAGCGCAGCGATCGTCTTCGTAAATGCCGTGAGGGCTTCTTTGCCCTGCGCACGCAAGTTCTCAGAGAAGTTCGGATCCAGTGAGCCAAGCGCCGCTTCAAGCTGCGCCAGCGTCAAAGATCCCGTCTTTTGAGCCGCCGTCGGACCCGTCGGCGCGCCAGGCTGTCCCGGACGCGGATAGGTGACGGACACGCCCGGCAACTGCTCGTCGAGGGCCTTGATCAGCGCAGGGATGTCCTCGCCATTCTCTTCAAGGATCGTCAACAGGCGACGAGTGGCTTCGTCTTGCGCACGAAGATTGCCGCGCTCTTGTGCAGCGGCGCGACCTTCCGCATTGCGAAGCGACCAAAGTTCCTTGAGCCGTCGTCCACCGCCAGCGGTCAGTGTTGGCAGGACAAATAATGGGTTGAGCACCTTGGTGCCACCCGCCACTTCGGCCAGGAACCGAGTCATCGGATTGCCTGGGTCAAACTCCTCCGCAAGGACAGTGCCGACAGAGGAGCCGGCTCCGTACAGGGTTTCCCCCATCAAATACGACTTCGGAGCCTTGCGAGCAAACTCACCAATGGCAGTGACGTACTTGCCTACTCGATCTGCTGTGGCAACCGGGAGATAGAAAGCTGCCGGAGCAAAAGCGATGCTGCTGCCGAGCGTCTTGCCGCCCTCAAAGTACGGCATCATCTGCTCGTTGGTCGGACCCCCAACGATAGCGTCAGAAAGCTGCTGTCCTGTCAGCATGCCAAAGCCAAAGCCGAGCACGCCACCAGCGACTGGAGGGGCGACTTTCAACTGCGGCGGCATGTAAGGAGACAAGCCCGCACCGTAGCGTGCGCCCGCAATCATGCTTCCCACAGCAGGAGTGGTTTCGATGACGCCGGCTGGTAAGCCGCGCAGGAAATACTCCCCGGCAGCCTCCATAAACCCCGGTGTTTCTGACTTAACCGGCTTCGAAAGCTGATCTAGCTCTGCAATCTCAACGGGAACAGGAGTAGGAGGCGCAGCAGCTTGTCCGGCAGGCTTCGAAAGCTGATCAAGCGCTGACAGTTCATTTTCCTCTTCCATCACTCCCTCACGCGGAAATTGGTGGCGTCTTTATAGAAGAACGGTGTGCCCGGAGGCAGCTTACGCACTTCTTCAAGACTATACACCCTCACCGGAACTCCAAGCTTTTCTCGGAAGTTGACGATAGCGTCGATACTGTCAGAGGCAAACTTCTTGGCTTCCGGTGTGTTGGCCGGATCCGACAAAACGGCTTGCGAGTCCTTGAGCTTGTCTTCGAGGAACTTATCGACGCCAACAAACGTATTGCGCAGCGCGTTCTCGTCTCGCATGAAGCGCGGAGAGAGGTCCAGCTCCTTCTCGATAGCAGCGCGTTCGCCTTCGGCAAATCGCGGGTTGTTCTGCAACACCTTGATGAGCTCGCGAACGGAATTCTCGAAGTACGTTCTGTCCTGCTGCGCCTGCTCGGCCATGCCGCCAGCCAGCGGCACGTTTTGCGCGATTCCTGCCGCAGCCGCTTGGACAAACGACAAGTTTGGAGCCATATCCCACAGCTTTCGCGTGCGACCGGCGACCGGAGCAGGGGCAGCCGGTGCCTCTGGCGCAACCGCCGCTTCAGGCGACACCGTGTTCGGACCTGCTGGCACAGTGCCTTGAGTCTGCGGACCAGGACGACCACCAGACGCATCCAACGCACGACGCGCGGCTAACGCATCCGTCAAGAATGGAAGGTTGTAGCCGGGGATCGTACGCGTGACCTTGTTACCAAGATCGTTCGTGTAGATCTCTGTCGACGGGCGAAGCAAACGCGAAGCCGCACTCGTGATGAGGTTGTCCTCTTCCGGAGTCGTCTCGCCATCGGCATAAGCCTGCAAGAGTCCAGGAGCATTGACCACGCTCCAGTCCCACGAGCCTTTGCCGAACATGCTGCTTGCGGATTTGCCAGAGTTTTTGAGGATGTCGCCGAACGCCTTGCGCTGCGACTCGACGAGCTTGATATTGCCCTCGCGAACCTGCTCACGCTCCTTCTCGGCAGCTTGGATCGCCGCCATGCGGATCGCGCGCTTGTTCTTGTCCTCTTCAGCAATGAATTGACCCACTGCACCCGGAACCTCCGAGGCAACGGTCGCAAGACGGCTCAGTGTTGAACCGCGCAAAGGACGGCCCTGCGCATCGACGTTGCCGGCAAGCTGTAAGCCCTTCTGGCCGAGCATTAACAGCAACTGCGCCTGACGGGATTCTTTGTCCTCGCCAAGCAGATCGCGATACATCTGTTCGCGCTCCATCGTCGTTGCCTTAAGGTCAGGCATCGCAGAGGTCGGCTGCGTCAGCATCTTGGAGTAGCCCGT